GCAAATGTATAATTAATTTTTCAACAATAAACAAACGAATTTATTAACAATAAGTTGTGTACAACAAAAAAAGCGCAAACACTTAAGTCTGCGCCTACAAATAACAAAGTATAAACGCCATTAAAACGAGCGTATATACGGCTGTTATAAAACATTAAAACGATTTTATAACAAAGAATATAAGAAATGGCTAAGAGTGGCTACTGTCGAGCTTAATGGGTATTTCAAGGTTTCAGATTTCCACTCGGTACTACAAACCTTTTTTCCCGCCACTTCTCATATTCTCAACCGTTAGCCGCAATACTCGGACACCCTCCGAACTGCGATATTATAATACTTTTCGTCTTTCTCTATTCCTATAAAGTTTCTGTTTGTATTCCGACAAGCTACTCCAGTACTTCCGCTTCCCATTGTCAAATCCACTACTAAATCATTTTCGTTGCTGAATGTCTTTATTAAATCTTCCAGCAATAAAATAGGCTTTTGAGTTGGGTGGTAGCCATTGTAATCCTTTTTGTATTTTAGTATGTTGCTTTTGTATTTATTGTCTTCCCATAAGTTAAAAGTGCTTTGTGTTTCTTCCTTAAATTTATCTTCTTGTTTTTTTAATTCTTTGTACTCAATAAATCCTTTCATTTTATCAATGCCATACATTTCAATCATTTGGTTATATGTTTTTTCAGTACACAAATGAACCTGAAAACTATTTTTACCAAGCAATAAGTGAAATGCTCCTTGATGCCCCATTTCTTCAAATATTTGTTTTTTGGGTTTGCTTATGTATTCAATCAATAAATCAGCGTAATCATAAACAGGGTGCTTTAAATCAGTATCGTATGTTTTACTAAATATCAAAATGTCTTCAAAGTAACTTACCATATTTTTATTAGCACCCAACGCCACAGCAAAATTGTCTTTTTCCCAAATAGCACGATATGAAAATGGCACATTTGGTATTGCTTCGTTTATTAGTTGCGTTGTATATGGCTCTTGACTAAATAAAACCATTTTGCCGTTCTTTCTTAAAATACGGTTTGCAATTTCGTAAACTTTTTTAGGCTCAATAACCAAATCCCACCCATTTATCCCAAGTTTGCGACCTCCATCAGTATTCATATTTCCGTAAGGCAAATCAGTCAATATTAAATCAACTGAACCGCTTTCTATTTTATCGCTTTCAATTAAGCAATCCCCGAACAACAATTCGTATAGCTGCATCACGTTATAGGGCATTTAATGATTCAACTCGGTTCGGAGTTAAACCTTGTTCGTACCCTTCTATATTATTGCCGAAAAATATTCCTTCAAACAATAAACCGCCAGTATTTTTAATATACCGAATTGTTAAAATGTCACCTTCTTTAATTTTACTTGTCACTCTTTCCGGGCAATCTGAAAGATTAATAACTTTTACTTTTTCACCTATTTTCATTTTGATAAAGAATAAACGCCCTATAACAAACAATAACCGCAAGTGGGGGCTTGTGCCACATGAAGCTATCTGCATTTAATAAAGTTTATCGTCAAGTGAAAGTGCGGTGCGTTTTAACCCCACCTGACGGTTATTGTCAGCCGTTATTTATTTACAAAGTAATCTATTTTTTTAAGCGTTGAAAGTGAAACGTCTTTGCCTTCCAAAAAGTTTGTAAGTTGAAAAAAGTGAAATTTACTCCCGTTACTTTGTATTTCTTTTACGATACTATTTCGTGTTTTTAACCTTAAAATGTTTTTTACTTCAGTTCGCAACTGTTCGTCTTGTATGTACATATCAAAACGGTAAATCGTCATTTGCATCTAAATTAACATAACTTGGTTGTTTTAAAGTTCCGTTAATTTGTGGCTCATTATTTTGAATTTGTGGCTCAGTCTTTACAAATGGTTCACTAAAACTTGCCGACATAAATTTAACTCCTTTTGCGGAAGTCTTTAACCATAAAGCTACTTCCATATCCTTGCCGTTTACGTTTACTTTGCCTTTGTAGTCTGGATGGTTTTCCGCTTTTTTGTTATCGTTCTTAAAAATTGCACCTGTGTTGTTTCTTGTTTCCATTTTTGTTTATTTGTTTAGTTTATATTTAATTTAAAGTTATGCAATTTAAAGGTATGTTTCCCCATTCTTCTTGGTCTTCAGTTTCTGCGTTCCATTCGTAATTTTCTAACGGCTTTAAATCTATTGTTATATAAATTGGTTCGCTTTTTTCATAAAAATAAAAGTCTTCAATATTTACCTTTGTAACTATTCCAACAATTTCTTTAAATGGTAATTGAGCTTTTACAATTTTACCAATTAATTTTTCTAAATTATCTTCCATTTTTTATTTGTTTAGTTTATATTCGTGTTTTAGTCGCTCCAAATATAGAACAAAGTCCATAGCTTCTTCCTGTGCGTGTGTGAGCCATTCTAACGTGCTTAAATCAGTTCGTTCTAACGTTGTCTTGTATTTCTTCATTCCAGCTTCGGAACGTTCTTTAAATCGCGCCATTACGCTTAAAACGTTTTTGTCTTGTATTTGTATGTTCATAGCTTCTCTATTTCTTGTTTAACTTCATTCCAATACTGTTTAAATGGATTAGGCAACATAACATTATCCATTTCTAAAATAATCTCATCAACTGCTATTAATGCACATTGTTTGCTCCAATAATTTCTTTTTTCAATATTAGATTGGAATAAACAATACCAATAACTATCGTATAAATCTTTTGCTTTTTCTTGTGGTGTCATATCAACCAATTAAATAAATTGTAAATACCAACGGCAGCAAAACCATAAATTGCTATCCAAATAATAATTGCTATTGTTTTTTCTTTCATATTTTTACGTTGTTTTCGTTAATAAATTCGTTTAGTTTTTTCCTTACTTCAAACATTGCTTCGTTGCCGTTGTATTTATATTCGCTTCTTAACCAATTGTCAAACTCCGTAAGTGCTGAATAGTAATTAATTCCATTGGTTGCAAAGTCAAAATCTTCTTTGTCTTCTGGCAGGTTAAATTCAAGTATTGCTTTCATATCATAGAGTATTATAGCGTATCAATTAAACTGTTAAAATAAATTCTTGCTTCTTCAACCTTTGTTTGTATTTCCCAAATTACTGTTTCATCACGTTCAATTTTAAAGACTTTTACTTTTGTTGCGTCTGGAAGGTGGTCGAAGTTATGTTTCTTTTCTAAGTATTCTCTAATTTCTGCGTCTTCGTCAATTTTAAATTGTTTCCAATGTTCACGTCTAATTTCGTCTTCAACTATTTCTAACGGTGTATTGACTAAACAATAACAAAGTAGTGCTTCGGTCTTGCCTGTTAACCACATATAACCCTGTAATTGATAGTAGTAGTCTTTTGTAGGTATTTCATCTTCAAAGAACGGAAAAGTATGTGCTTCGTAACTGCATTTAATGTCTAATAAAATTTCATTCGTGTTTACGTCCGGCGTTCCTGTTATCCATTCGTTGTTAAAATGTTCTTCGTTTTTAAATATAAATCCTAAACCTAAAACATCGTTTACCAAACTAATTGCTTCGTCCTCGCATTGTAAACCTTTGTCCGTATAACGTGAACTAAACTCTTTTTTAATGCCGAATTTTTCTTCTAAAACAAGCTCTTGGATGTAACTCTTTGCAGTCTTGCTTAATGTTTCGGTCTTGGTTCGTGGAGCGGTCATTAACCGCCCCAATGCTGAACAACGTATTTTCATACTTCTAACGTTTTTAATTGTGCAGGTGTTAAAGAATAAGTTGCAATTAATTGCTCGGTTGTAAATTCTCCTTTGCCGATTGCGTCAATTGCTTTTTGAAATCTATCATTTGTTATTGTTGGTTTTTTGGCTTCCTGTTTTACTTGTTCGCCAGAAGCGTCCGTGTCTTTGTCAGTAACTAAACCAAGCATTGAACTCAAAGCGTATCGTCTTAAATAAGTAATTGCGCTTCCTAAAACTTGGAACTCGTTCATACCTTTTAAAATTACTCCCTGTGGAATATCAATTTTACTTTCAATACTTTCTGCACTTTCAACGTGAAATAAACAGGTTGCAATTTGTGTACCGTTAATTAGTTGTGTAAATCCTAAACCGTGTTTTTTTAGTAGTGGGTTAATTACTTCAAAGATTTTCGGTAAGTCTGCGTAGGTGTAACCGTAACCTTGTGTTGCTTTGTGAATAACAGGAACTTCTTGTTGGAACGCTGCTAAACTTTTAAATAAATGTTTCATAGTTTTTGTTTTTAAATTATTAATTATTTGTATTGTTTTATTCTGTTTAAAAAATCTTGGTAATCTTCAGCAATATCAAAACTTGCATCTTCTAAATCAATTTTAGTCCAAGTCCCCATATCTT